AAGGCCTCTGGCCATGGTACTGCTCCGGGTCTCTACATCCTTGACGAGTTCGCTCGCAAGGAAGGAGACCGCATGGCATGGCGAGCCATCAAGCCTTCGCTTGGCGAGAAGTCACAAGTCATCATCATCAGCACGAGCAACGGGTTCGGCAACCTCTATGCCGAACTGTGGTTCGGTGCCACTGCCGGGGAGAACGGGTTCGAGCCTGTCTTCTACTCAGCGGAGAGGCACCCGCTCTACTCGCCAGCCTACCTCGAAGCGATGAAGGCTGACTTCGCTGGTGACATGCAGGGCTACCACGAGGCCTTCCCCATGACACCAGAGGATGCGTTCACGTCAACATCGCGCTCGGTGTTCCCGCTCGAACGCATCAGGCAGCTGAAGGAGATAGGCAAGACGGTTCCGATGCGCACCGGGTATGTCGAGCTGGACATCGAGGGAAAGTACAAGTTCACGGACGACGAGCTTGGCAACGTGATGATGTGGCGTGAGCCTCAACCGGGTCACCACTATGCCGTTGGCTCTGACGTGTCTGAGGGTCTGGCTGAGGGTGACTGGTCAGTAACTGCTATACTAGATGTGAACACGTATGAGGTCGTGGCCCTGTTCCGTGCCAAGATAGAGACCGAGTACTACGCGAACGTCATCACATCGCTGGGCCACTACTACAACGATGCTTGGGTGGTTGTCGAGGTGAACAAGGCCTCGGAAATCATCATCCAAGACATGAAGCTCTCGTACCAGTGGTTGTACTGCCGACAGCAGCGGGCGCACATCACCGACATCCCGACGCTCGTTCCCGGCTTCTACGCCACAAGTACGAGCAAGCCGCGTGTCGTGCTCCAGATGAAGCGTGCCTTCTCCGACCAAGACAAGCCGCTGCTTGTCTACAGTGCGGTAGCGCTCGATGAGATGGCTTCCTACGAGAAGGATGGCGGGAAGTACAGCGGCCCGAAGAACGGGCACGATGACTGCGTATCCGCTATCTACTTGGCGCTCGAAGGTGCACTGACGATTCCCTACTATGACCCAGACCCGATGCTCCATGGGTATGACCCGTGGGGCAGCAAGAGCGAAGTCAGGGACTGGCGCTCTCTCTAAGGAGTGAACATGGCTGCAACCAAGTCTTCAGCACCCGACCTCATCACGCTGAACAAGCGATGGGAAGAGGCCAAGCTCGCTCGGCAGGACTACGAGAAGAACTGGGACAAGGCTCGTGAGATGTACAACGGCGAGCAGTGGAAGGGCATCAGCAAGATTGCGTGGTTCCAGAGCGAACCTGTCTTCAACAAGATATTCGAGTTCGTTGAGACCATGCGCGGCTACCTGTCTGACAACAAGTGGGGCATCGACGTTGTGCCCGCCGTCATCCCGAAGGAGATTCGGGACATCGGTGAAGAGGCCCAGCTTCAGGGGACGCAGGAAGCGCTCGGCATGGCGCAAGACCTCATCAACGACACAGCTGCCAAGGTGGACAAGCTGCTCGACTTCCTGTGGATGGACAACAGGATGCAGAACAAGCTCGCTCAGGTGCTCCAGTACGTGTTCCTGTACGGCACTGGGCTGATGAAGGCGAGCTTCGACGCAGAGAACGTATCCGCTAGTGGGATTGGTCAGATAGAGACTACAGTACTCAGTCCGTGGTACATCTTCCCTGACCCTGCGGCCACCAGCGTACAGGACGCGAGCTACATCATCGAGCATCACCCGGTCTCGCTCCGCTGGATTCAGGAGCGCTACCCAGAGGCGTATGTCGATGTGAAGGAGAACGCGGCTCAGAGCACCACTGAGTACAGCGAACGGCGTGGGGATACGGGGCGCGGCCCCATCCCGCAGGACAGAGGCAAGTTCGTTGACGTGTTCGAGGCATGGTACACAGATGCTACAATAGATGAGGACAGTGATGGCAACATCTCCCAAGCCTACCCATCCGGGCGCATGACGCTCTACGTGAAGGGTGGCAAGGAAGGTGGCATCGTCCTTGAGGACAAGGCCAACCCTTACCAGCAGTGGCCCTACGTAAGGTTTGTCGAGATACCGAGGCCAGCAGAGTTCTTCGGGGACGCGACAGTCCACAAGGTCATCGGCATCCAGCAGACTATCAACCAGATTCTCCGCAGCATCATCGACAACGGACTCTGGCTAGTCCACGGAATCTGGATTGCAGACAGCACATCCGGGGTGACCCCGACGACGCTCGCTGGGTACGGGCCGCGAGATACGGTAGTGAAGCATCCGGGCACGGATGTGCACCGCGATGCCGGGCAAGCACTACCAAGCCACATGTTCCAGCTGTTGGAGTCTCAGGTACAGGCGTTCAACACGGTGACTGGTTTCGAGGACGTGCTTCGTGGCATAGTCCCCAGCCGCCAACCTGTCCAGACTACCATGATGCAGCAGGAAGCAGGAGAGGTTCGTACCCGCGAGCGCCAACGTCGAGTCGAGGAAGCATTGGAAGACCTCGGCAAGATATGGCTCGACATCGTTTCTGAGTACTGGAGCGACAAGCGAGTCATCAGGAACCGCAAGTTGCTCGGCGGGTTCGAGATGTTCGACATCAGCAAGAAGGACTTGGCCGAATGGAAGTTCGACATCCACGTCATTCCGGGTTCGACTACCCCGATTGACACGGCAGGACTGCTGGCTCGTGCGTTCGAGCTTCAGCAGAACGGCGTTGAACTTCCACCGAACTACTTGGTACGGCTTTCACGGCTACCCGGTCTGGAACAAGCCATGACCGAAGCCGTTTCAGCTATGCAGGAGCAGGAAGCACCCCCGGAGCAGGAAGAGATGGAAGCCCCCGAAGCAGCCCCTCAGCCTTCGCCTGAAGAGATGATGGCGATGGAGCAGGCGGCTATGATGCAGCAGGGAGCACCACCCATGCCAGCTCCGCAGCCTACTCCTGAAGAACTAGCGATGGCCATGCAGGGGCCGATGGCCTAGCACCACCCAACGAGTGAGGAACGGCGGGGACGAGCAGTGCTTGCACCAATGCGCCCGTAGGCTCACAGAAGGAGAGTGGCGAAATGCCAGATGAGCAGGACTTTGACAGCACCACCGAAACGCAGGACATCGAAGACGTTGCAGGCGACGAGTTCGAGGGTGAGGAAGAGTTCGAGGACGATTCCGGGGGCGAGGAAGGCAACCCGTGGGCATGGGCCGAAGGCCTTGACCCGGAAGACGTAGCCAAGACCTACCAGAAGTTCACCCAGAAGACTCAGAACCTCTCCACTCAGGAGAGGGAAGTCCAGCGAATGAGGGACGAGCTTGCCCCTCTGAACAAGCTCCGTGACCAGCTTGAGCAAGACCCCGGCTTGGTCATGGCAATCGAACGCTACTTCGCTACTCAGGGACAAGACCCGCAGAGCGAGCTGGCCGAGGTGAAGCAGGAGCTTGCGAACGTCAAGACCTCTCTTGTCATCGACAAGGAGATGGCTGACGTGGCACGCTGGGTTCGCAAGGAAGGTCTGCCAGCGTTCGATGAGGATGAGCTGCTTGAGTACGCTACGAGCAACCGCATCCTGAACCTGAAGGCCGCGTACAGGGACATGAACTTCGACCGGGTTCAGAACCTCAAGGCCGAACAGCTGACCGAAGACATCAAGAGAGGCAGGGGAGCCGCCGTGCCTAAGACCCGCAGGGCCGACAAGTCTGGCCCGAAGAAGTTCACCGAGGACGACATCGCCAACATGAGCGAGGACGAGTTCAAGAAGAACTTCGCGGAAATCTACGAGAGCTTCTAGCCTCTGAACCCGAGAGGAACGTGAGAGCCAATGGCTGCTTACAAGTGTACCAGCTTCAGTGCTGGTTGCTACAAGGGGAAGTCATTCGTTCCGACCATCTGGTCGGCGCGAATCCTCAGCAACCTGCACAACAAGCAGGTGCTGGCGAACCTGACCACCCGCGAGTACGAGGGTGAAGTCAAGGGCGCTGGCGACACCGTGCGCATCTTCGGCGTCGGTGCCGTCACTGTCGCTGCCTACGAGCCTAACAAGCCCGTGGCATGCGTCAGCGGCTCTGTGAACTACTGCACGCTCGATGACGGCTTCATGACTGTCGTTGTCGAGAAGGCCGACTACTTCGGCATCAAGGTTGAGGACATCGAAGTCGCGCAGTCCAAGCCCGCCTACGTCAGCGAGCTGACGAAGGAAGCTGGCATCGCCATGGCGAAGCGCACCGATGCTTACCTGTACAACCTGATGCACGACGCGGCCATCAGCACGACCAGCAACTGCTGGGGCAAGAAGGGCGGCTCGTCTGGCTGTACTGGTTACGGCCCGCGCCCGGCGTGTACCCACGGTTGCTCCGCAACCAAGTACCTGTGGAAGTGCGGCTGCGCCGTGTCCACGGTGTACAACCAGCTCGTGCGCTACGGCGTGCATCTGGACGACCTGCTCGCTCCCGAAGAGGGCCGCTTCGTTGTGTGCCCGTCCTTCCTGAAGCAGGCCTTCCTCACCGATGACCGCTTCGTGGCCAACAACAGCGCTGGTCAGGCCGGGATGCGAGACAGGGGAGTTCTTGGAGCCATCGCTGGCTTCGAGGTCATCACCATGCCTCTCGTTGCATGGTCTGGCACCTACGACTGCACGGGCAAGGGTGGCGATGCAAAGGCTCTCGACTGCACCGACATCTACCGGGCACTCCTTGGCGTCAAGGGCGCTGCCGCGTTTGTGGAGACCCTGAACAAGGTCGAGAACATTCGCCTTGAGAAGTACTTCGCAGACGGCGTGCGTGGCCTTCACCTCTACGGCGGCGGTGTCATCCGTCCCGAGTGGCTGATGGCTGCGGCCTGCGACAACCCGAACGTCTAGTCCTGCCGGGTGGGGGGCTAGTTACGGCTGGCCCCCACCCCCAGAGTTAGGAGCACCACATGGCTAACACTTGGAAGTGGTACGCCACTGGTATCCAGCAGGTCATGAAGGGTTGTCTCGACCTCGACTCTTCGGGGAAGAAGGTCGCTCTGATGACGCAGTGCTTCCGTGCCTCGTGTACGGCCTGCAACTATTCGTGCGTGTGTGGCAAGGCCATCACGCCGAACAACTGCTACGCTGCCAAGGGCAAGGCCACGACGCTCAGCATCGTGAAGAACGGGTGCTACATCGAGCTGCGGGGTACTGACCCCGTGTGCTGGAAGTGCCTGACGACCACGGCAGGAGCCGCTGTTCTGTTCGCCTGTCACGCCACCTCGACCTCAGCCAAGCTCATCGGATACGTAGTGTTCGGTGATGCGACCACGCCTTGTGCGGTGTCGTCCACGGCTGGTGCGTTCAAGCTGGACATGACGGACGCGAACGCGGCCTACCTGCGAATCAAGTGGAACGGCTAACATGGATTGCGTAGTCCGTAAGGATGCCACGGTAGTCACCACACCCGGCGAGGCAAGCACCCAAGAAGTGCAGTGCATCGTCGTTGTGACCTGCGCCCCGGTCTACGCCCGTGTTCAGTTCCCGATTGCTCGCTCAATCGCTAACGTGTTTGCAGGATTCTTCCTCAAGCTCGCTGGTGCACGCGCACCGGATGTGCGCTTCAACATCCCGAATACGATGAGGCCTGCGGCTATTGCCGTGGGCTTCATCACGTTTGGTGGTGATGCCCCATGTGTTGGGTAAGGGCAATCACCGCTGGATACGCGACCACCGTAGGCTCATCCCCGTACAACTTCAACGACTGGACTAACGCAGCCTGCTCTCGTTCAGAGAACGGCGGCTACGCGAGCATCACCGCTGCTACCTACGACTGTACCGACTACTCGTACTATCTGAGGCTTGAGTGCTTCCAAGGACTACAGCCGACGAGCACAGAAACCATGTCCAACATCTGCTCCATCTACATCAGGGTGAAGGGCTACTCCCCGACCTCGCCCACTTCCAAGATTACCTACATCGCAGTCCAGAACAACGGAACTATCAAGGCATCTGCCAACCCCGGTAGGCTTGTCTGTACTACCAACAAGTGGACTGCGTGTATGGCCATCACTCCGTGGACGAACGCCAACTGGACGTGCTTCCACTACCTCTGGCAACCTCGCTTCGGTGTTCAGATAGGCATACAGGCTTGGGCCAACAACGCAGACGTGTACGTCGATGCAGTAGAAGTGCTGCTTGGATTCAAGCGCACCGCTACTGCCAACATTGTCAGGGGCACTGCATCGACTCCAGCGATTGGTGGGTCTTCAGAACAGACCGTGCTGTCACACTGCGGAGCGGTGACGGCAAGCCATGGAAGGTTCTGCTCTCTCATCTCTGTCGGGCAGACATTCACTGCCTGCAACGAGACCATCAAGACGGTCAAGGTCTACACCCGTTGTACTGGCATCAGTGGCCCGCCCGGTGACGGAACCGCCTATGGATACATTCTGAACGCATCGTGTCATACCTATGGTAGTACGGCACACCCATCTAACTGGACGGCCCTAGCAACTAGCGAACAAGCAACGATAGCCTCTGGCTATGACTGGACTGAGTTCAGTTTCCCCACCCCGTTCACCCCGACAGCCGGGTGTCGCTACACATTCATGATGTGCTACGTATCAGGGACAAGGGAATACGGAGTATACGCATCATGTAGTGGTGACTCATACAGCGGAAACTTCGTCTGCTACTATCACAGCGGCGGTGTGTGGGGCGCTAGAAGTGACATCGACCTCTACTTCCAGATGGTGAGCTGCGTCGTCCAGTCTGGTGTCTGCGTTACTGGATGCGCTGGTACTCCCGCTGGTACGGTGAATGTGGTCAGAGGGCAAGCCACAGCTAATGGATGTGCCGTCACGGTCACCGGAACGAGGAAGGCCTGCGCTCTCCTTGCCGTGGGTCAGGCCACAGCTAGGGGGTGTGGAGCATGCCTAAGAAGCGGGCAAAGTGCAAATCTGGCGGTAGGTCAGGCAACAGCTAGAGGTTGTCAGGCAACCATTACTGGTATACACAATCGCTGTACCAGCCTTGGCGTTGGTCAGGCTACGGCTCGTGGCTGTGCTATCACCATCACCACGATACGTAATCGCTGCACGAGCGTCGGTGTTGGACAAGCAACCGCTTGTGGTAGAGAGGTTGACGTATCCAGCAGCGCTGTTGTGAACGTGACCGCACAGCTTGCTGTAGGACAGGCTACTGCTCAGGGATGTGCGGCCACGCTGATAGCTAACCAGCTTCAGCAGGTCGCAACAGGGCAGGCCACAGCCTCGGGTCTCCCAACTATCAGTCAAGTATCAGTTTCTCGTGATTTGATAGTTGGCCAAGCTACCGGGTGCGGGAGACTACTCAACGCAACGAGTGAAACTACTCAGTCCGTTGTGGTGGGTCAGGCGACAGCGAGTGGTAGCACTGCTTGCGTCATCGGTATCAAGCCAGCGTGTACACTCATCGGAGTCGGTCAGGCGACAGCTACTGGCTGCGCCATGTCTGCTGGCTACGGCTTCTGCTACATCGTCTTCACAACCAACCCCGGCAACGTCTACTGCTGGTGGCACAAGTTCAACCTCAACCAGAAGTACTGGGTCACCATCTTGGGCGGTGGCGGTGGCGGTGGATATGGGCAGGCCTCTGGCACACAGGGTGCTGGCGGTTCTGGTGGCGGTATCGGGAAGAAGCAGTACCTCGGTGAAGGCATCTGCCACAAGCACTGCTATTCGGTGGGCGCTGGTGGAAGTGGAACTGGCACATACGCCTGCTATGGCGGGTGTGGCTGGTTCCGTCCTACCGGGCATGCGCGTGTCACTGGTATGGGCGGTGGGCCGGGCGACTCTGGCCCGATGGGTGGACTGCCTTGGGTAGCCGTTGGAGCTTGCGGTTCTTGCGTCCATTACCATGGTGGTCTTGGTGGAAGGGGATGTACCCAGCACGGCGGCGGTGGTGGTGGTGCTGCACGATGGAGCGCAGATGGGTGTGCAGCTGTAGCCGAAGTTCCCGGTGCTGGAGATGGGGTCTGGGCTGGCTCTGGTGGCAAGGGATGCACAACACATGCGAGTGGATGTTGGGGCTGTGTCTACGGTGGTGGTGGAGCTGGCGGTCATGGCTCGCCCACAGATGGCGGTAACGGCGCTCAGGGCTATATCCGTGTGTGCTGGGAGAACCAACCAGTCATCTTCCCCAACTGTGCCAACCTAGCTGTCGGACAAGCAACTGGTAGTGGCGGCGGCATCACGGTCACGGGTGCAACTGCCGTCAGCGTCTGTAGCCTCGTAGCCGTTGGCCAGTCGTCTGCATGCGGGCGCACGGTCACGACGAGCGGCTCTGCTCAGAAGGACATCATTATCGGTCAGGCTACTGCATCTGGCAGGACGCTCTGCTACCAGACAGCTGCCGCTCTCCTGCTTGGAGTCGGACAGGCAACCGGGCGTGGGTGCGCAATCAGTATCTCATCCGGTGGCTCAACAGAGCAGAGCATCGCCGTGGGTCAAGCTACGGCATCAGGTTCTACCCTGTTGGTCTGCACAGAAACGACAGCCTGTACCCTGATAGTTCGCGGCACAGCTACCGCTGGTGGGTGTGCGATAGCGGTCTCCGCATCGGCACCGCTTGTTGTCGGAGTAGGGTGTGCTGCCGCAAGTGGCAACACACTGGACATAAGCAACGGGGCAACGGTCTCGGTTGGAGTCGGTCAGGCCACCGGGTGTGGACTGACAGTGCTTCTGGCAAACCAGACCGTGACCATCTGTACCGCAGTAGGACAGGCAACAGCATGCGGGCTTCCGCTCATCGCTGGTATCAGCACCAGTGTTGACATCGACGTTGGCACTGCTAGTCCAGACAACGATGAGCTTTCTACCCATGCAGAGAGAAATACAACCGTGCTCGTTAGGCCGTCGATACCCTCGTTCGCATCAGGCCAGCGTGCTATAATCAGTGGGAACGCAGTGTGGCCGAACGCTGGCAACGCGACAGCTTCTGGAGCAGGCGTTCTCATCAGTGCTCACAACTGGCATGGCCAAGGCTCCACCGCTACAGCGTGCTGGAGTAGGGACTGCCACTCAACGGGAATCTGGCAGAGAGACTGCCATTCCCGCTCAAGCTGGAACCGAGATACGAACCGATAGGGGGTTACCATGAGCGAGACAGTAGCTGATACCACTATGACGCTCAGTGACATCCGGGCGCGGCTGTACTGGTTGACCAAGGAGAGCACATCTAGCACACTGTTCCCGTGCTCAGAGGTAACCGACATCGTGAACATGTCGCTCGGCAAGGTCTACGGAGCGGTGAACTATGCCTACGATGTGGTCTACCGCAACACGTGCTCAGGGGTTGAGGGGTATGAGATTCCCGAGGCGAAGGTCGTCAACGGGAACGCAGTCGTAGACCAGCTCTGGGTCTGTGATGCTGAGCTGTCTCCATCCGACTACACCGAGTGGAACGAGTGCTCGGACACAGCCGGGAAGCCCTGCTACTACTGGGTGAATGGCAAGACCGTTCATCTGAACCCCATCCCTGACTCCTGTTACCCGATGAAGATACGGTACAGGCCCGAGTTCCACAAGCTCTCGGCCTGCTCGGACATCCCACACATGACGGACTTGCAGATTGACGCTGCCATCTTCTACGGTGCGCACGTCATGAAGGCCAAGGACGAAGAGTATGAGGCTGCTGCGTTCTTCAAGAGGATGTACGACGAGACCATGGCCGAGGTGATGATGATTCCACCCGGACTCTACAGGGCTGGAGTCGCTTACGGTGGTGCTGCCTAATGAAGGAGCAAGCCATCCAGCAGTTCAAGGACTTCTCTGGCGGGGTAACAGAGTCAGCAGACCTCGCTGAGAACCAGTTCACTGACAGTCTCAACCTTGTACCGGACAGGAACAAGAGTAGACTGGCGCTTAGGGCTGGGGTCATGGACATCTTCTGCTACTTGGGGCCAGAGGCTCCGGTGCAGATTGTGCTGGTTCGTGACGCC